TAAATATATTTATCGTATTTTTTTCTTGAAATTAATAAGAATAACCCAATAAATAATGGTATGATAAATATACTAAACACAAAAACAAATGATATAAATTCTGTTGAAATGTACCATTTATATTTTTCAATTTTTTTAATTTCCATTTTATAATCCTCCTAAAAATTTATTTTTAAATACACTCAACACTAAAACTAGGGTCGAATCGTATTTTGTAACCATTAACTATAGAGCATGGAGCATATTTGCTTTTGTAATAATCCATAATTTTGCAAAAATCTTCATTAGAAATACAAAGCTCTTCTAAAATATCTTCATACTCCACATTATCTATTTTATACTGTATTAATCGTTCTATCGGCAAAATCTTTTTATATGCCCAGCCGTTTGCTCTCATTTCTTGTAGTGCATTTTCTTCTGTTTTAGCTAGTGCATTACCTTTTAAAGTTTCGTGATGTCCTAACTCGTGAGCTAGTATAATATTGTATTTGTAAGGATTTGTATCTTCATTTATAAAGACATTATTATCAATATATAAGCCTTCAAAGTTTTCATTCTGAAAATACACTTCATTTATAGATATTTCGTTCTCATAAGCAAACTGCTCTAACTCTTCTTTTTTAGTCATTATTCTTCCTTTTCGCTTTTACAAAATCTATATATTTTTGAATATCTTCTAAATCTTCTTCAGTAAAGTCATCATCCCTATGACTTGCAGCAATTCGTTCTATACCTGTTAAGTTTAAGTCTTCTATTGTTTTTTGTGTTCTGGGTTCTAACAAATCTGTTCTTTCTATACCAAAAAATTTACATATTTTATCGACTTTATCCATTCTAGGTACATTCTTTCCGTTTGTATAATAATTTGCCATAGCAGTACTTATATTCAAATATTCTGCTAAGTCTTTTTGAGATTTACCTTGTTTATTCAAATAATAAATTAGATTTTCTCTAAATATATCATTTATATTTTTCATTGGATCACTTCCTTTATGTATATTATAAAGTATAACTTAATAAAAAGCAAGTTTTTTTAAAAAAAAATTAAGTTTTTTTTGAAAAAACTATTGACATTAAGTTTAACTTAGTTTATAATATAATTGTGGTTGAGATACAATATCTTAAAATTTATAATGGGGAGGTGAGACTATGAACGGAAAAATAACCCTGAAAGCTGCAAGAGTCAATGCAGGACTTACTCAAAAAAAGCTAGCTGAAAAGATTGGAAAAAGCGAAACTACAATAGTTAAATGGGAGAACGACCAAACAGGAAAGAAAATATCTATTGAAAATCTTGAAAAGTTATGTAAGATTTTAAATATTGGTTTTAATGATATTTTTTTTAACTAAAAAATTAAGTTTAACTTAATTTTATACTAGGAGGTGTAAATGAACGAAATAAATAGCGAAAAAATAATAAAGACTTTATATGAATTATATGCCGAGCAAAATGATTTACAAATTCAGATAAAGTCTATAAAAGAGATTCACTCAAACGAATTGAGCGAATGTAAAAACTGATAATTAAAGTATATTAAATTTAAAGGAGATTGTCAATGAATAAATTTATCAAATATTGCCCGAATGTATGGGTTGCAGAGTGCGAGGAAGAATATGAAAAAGGAGATCTAATTTTTCTTGAAACAAAATACGGAGTAAAAGTCGAATGCGAAGTTTACAACTTTTTAGGTTACAGCAAAAACAAAAAAAGAGTTTATAGTGTTGTTAGAACTGAAGAAAAAAGCTATGCAGAACGTAAAGCTGAAAAATACAATAATAGTGCTTTAAAAAATATTGCTAAAAGCAATGAAAAATGGGAGCAATCACAAGAAGGCAAAGACTTTTTAAGTTTAGCTGAACCTATAAAAATAGGACATTCCAGCGAAAAAAGACATAGAGCATTGATTGAACGTAATAGAAACAGAATGGCAAAAGCGGTTGAATTTGAAAACAAAGCAAAAGAACAAATTGCAAAAGCTGAATACTGGGAAAACAAAGCTAATCAAATCACGTTAGCAATGCCAGAAAGTTTAGACTATTTTAAATTCAAATTAGAAGAAGCTGAACAACATCATAAAGACTTAAAAGACAATCCAGAAAAAAGACAACATAGTTACGATTTAACTTATTGTAAAAAAGCTGTAAATGAATTAAAGAAAAAAGTTGAAATTGCAATGAAATTATGGGGAGATGTTGAAAATGAGTAAAAAAATAATGAATTTACAAAGTTATGTAAAAATCAAACGTACAAAGTTTATAAATGATATGCAATATATATGCGGAGGTCAAGAACTTTTTTTCAACATAAACGAATATAATTGCAAAATATACAGAAATAAAGCATTAGGATTTTTAACTGGATATGTAATTTTAAACGATTTAAAAGAGCTTTACGACAGCACAGCTGAACTTTTACAAGTTCACGGCGGAATTACTTTTAATCAACTTCAAAATATAAACGGAGAAGAAAAGCTTGTAATTGGCTTTGATTGTTGCCATTATGGAGATTTTGTTCCACTGCTACCAGTGCAAGAAGCAACAGCAAAATATAGGAATTTAAAATTTGTTAAAAATGAATTAAAAAGCTTATGCGAACAATTAAGAAAGGCAGGTATTCATTAATGAAAATTGCAACTTATGATAACTTAAATAACTATACAGCAAAGCACAACAGCTATGTTGATTATTCAAGCGAAATTCAACGAGAAACACAAAAGACAACTAATCATATAGCTAAACGTAAAAAGAGTGAATATGACAAAATTAAAGCCGAAAATGAGGAGTTGAAATTTAGAAATAAAATTTTGATTATTGCCTTAACTGGAATTACTTTTATGTCTTTATTGGTGTAAGACTATGAACAAGATAGAAAACTTTTCAAAGAATATGGATAATTTTGTTTTGACTGCTAGAAAAGTTAAAGAGCAATGTATCACAATGAAAAATACAAGAATAAACAAAGCTGAATTCAAAAGACAAAAACGAATTTTAAAAGGACTTTTAGAAATCATTGAAAAGGAGATTTAATATGACTGAAAATGAAAAAAGACTGCAAGAAACAATAGATAGTATAAAAGAAGTAGTTGAGAGTAATTTGAATGAATTGTGGAACAATCACAGAAACGGAGCAATAGAACAAAACGGATTTGTCAATTTAGCTCTAATACAACAAACGAGAAAAACAATAAATAACAAATTATTTGAAATTGAGAGCCATTGGAAGTAAAAAAATTAAAAGGAGATGTAATAATGCAAGAAATGATTTTAAAAACATTAGTTTTACAAAATTTTAAAGGAATTGAAAATTTATCAATAGACTTTAAAAATGATACTCAAATTTTAGGAGCGAATGGATCAGGCAAAACAACAATATTTGATGCATATAGCTGGTTACTTTGGGATAAAGACAGCAACAGCAGAAAAGACTTTGACATTAAGCCTTTTGCTGAAAACGGCGAAACAAAACACGGACTAGAAAGTATTGTAACTGGACATTTTGAACTTGACGGACAACCTTTGAAATTGTCAAAAACTTATAAAGAAATCTGGACTAAAAAACGAGGAAATGTTGATGCAGTTTTTAGCGGAAATACAACAGACTACTTCATAAATGACGTGCCAGTTAAAAAGTCAGAATACAACCAAAGAATTGAAACTTTTATAAGTGAAAAAGAATTTAATCTTTTATGTAATCCGCTTTATTTTAGCGAAATTTTAGACAAAAAAGAAAGACGAGCTGTACTACTAAGTTTAATAAAAGATGTTGATAATAGCGAAATTTTTAGCATTAACAAAGATTTAAAAGAGCTAGAACTTAACAATTACACGATAGAAGAAATAAAAGCAATGGCAAAAGCAAGTGCTAAGAAAACTAACGAAGAATTAAACAGCTTGCCGATTAGAATTGACGAGCTAGAAAAATCAAAAAATACTTTTGATTTTACAGAACTAGAAAAAGAAAAAACAGAACTTGAAAAGCAAATTGCAAACATTGACAAAGTAATTGCAAAGAGTTCTGAAAGTACAAAAGTTATAGCAGAAAAAAATAGCATCATACAAAATAAACTTGACGAAATGCAAAAAATTAAGCTTAAAATTGACGAAATTAATCAAGATAAGCAACTACAAGCAACAATACAATACAATCAAAAATATAGCGATTTTTTAGCGAATAAAGACAAATTAAAACGAACTATAATAGACAAACAAATTAGTTTAATCAAAATTGAAGATTTAATAAAAACTACTGAAGTGAATATAGACAATGGAAACAGTCTTTTAAAAAAACTTAGAGAAAAATGGACTTCTGAAAATCAAAAGCAATTTGACGGTAGCTTAATTTGTCCAACTTGTAAAAGAGAATTTGAAGAAGACAAAAAAGACGAGATTTTAGCGGATTTTAACAAACACAAAGCAGAAACACTAACAGAAATGCAAAATCAAGCAAATAATTATAAAAAAGACTTATCAGATTTTGAAGAAAGCTTGTTAGATTTAAAATTAGATAGAGAAAAGCTTGTAGAAGAAATTGGAACATTACAAAATCAATTCGATAATTTTAGAGAATTTACAGAAGAAAAGCCATTAATTGAAAAAGAAGATTATCCAATCGAATATTACACACTACAAAAAGAAATAGAAATTATAAAGCAAGATTTACAAGCTATTTCAAGTAATGATAACACAGTAATTTTAGAACAAAAACAACAACTGCAAAGTAACTTAAATGTAGTTGTTTCAAAACTAGCTTTAAAAGATAATAACAAATTTATTGACGAAAAAATCAAAAATTATCTAGTTCAAGAAAAAGAACTTGCGAAGATTTTTGAAGAACAACAAAGAAAAATCTTTTTAGCTGACGAATATACAAGAATTTACACAAGTTTAGTACAAGATAAAATCAATGATTTATTTAAAACAGTTAATTTTAGATTATTTGAAACACAAGTAAACGGCGAAATTAAAGAAACTTGCGAGGTTACAGTTAACGGAGTACCTTATCCGTCAGTAAATAATGCTGGCAAAATCAATGCTGGACTTGATATTATAAATTCATTAAGTGAACATTTTGAAAAAAGAGTACCA